CGGGGGCGGGGTCCAGCGGCAGTTCAGATACAGATCCATCGCGCCGTAGAAGCTCGGCGCTCCCTTGGGCACGGACCACAGGCCGCGCAAGTAGGCTTCCTCCAGCACATGCTCGCGCACGGGCTGGCAGAACTTGCGCACCAGCCACGCGCGATAGTCCTGGTAGACTCGCCAGGCTTCCTGGAGCGCCGCGCGCGCCGAGCTGTAGTTGGTGTCCGAAAAGTCCTTGAGCACCTGGTTGTACGGCAGGCCGGCCACGGCGCAGATGGTGCGCAGGATCAGCTTGAAAAAGGAGTCAAAGTTATTGCCGGGCCGGTTGGCGGTGATCGGCTTCACCGACTCGCCGGGGTTCGTGTAGAAGATCTGTGCGGGGTTGACCTGGCGGAACCAACGTTTCGGCGTTTGTTCTCCTGGCTGCGGGTTCCCGTAGTCCTTCGGGTTCGCCGATTCGATGGCGATGGGGAAACTGGCGGTAATGATCTGGGCGACCACCTCGTAGTCGAGGAAGTCGTACTTGTCCCGGAACAGCTTGAGCACGGGCGCGAGCAAGGGGACGCCGCGCACCTGCTCGGGCTCGCGCACCCGGAAGGAGTGGAACACGATCTGGCGGTGGCCCTGACGCGCCGGGACATACTCGTACTCGGTCATCTGCCCCAGACTGTCCGTGTTGGCGAAGAAGTAGCCCAGCGCCTCGCCGTCCTCGTCCAGATAAACGCCGTCGCGCACGTCCGGATCGAGGGTGCGGTCGGGCGGGGTCTTCATCCGGACGGGGTGCACGTCCTGCAAGGTGAAGGAGAACAGCCGGCCCTTGCGGATGCGGTCCTCCTCCTTGAGCATGCGGCCGATCCAGACGGAATCCCCGAAGGTCACGGTATTGCCGATGGTGAGCTGTTGGCAGTCGGCGAAGTGCATCCGCCTGCCCACATGCGCCTCGCGCATCCAGAGGCCGAAGGCGCGCTCCTGCGCCTTCTCGATGGCCCGGGCCTCGGGTTCGGCGATGCCAAGGGCCTCGTGGTCGAGCTTGGATTGCGGGGTGAGGCCGGTGCCCACGCCGTTGGTCACGATGGTGTCGCGGATGGAACTCGCGTGCCCGTCGTTGGCGATGATGTCCTCGGACCGGAGCTGCATCTTTTCGCGGTCGAAGGGCTCCTGGGCCTGCGACACCCGATTGGGATTCCAGTTGCTCAAGGTGCCGCCATGGGCGGCCGCCACGCGGCGGACGGACCGGATCTGGTTGGCCCTCAGGCTGCGCAGGGTCGATACCGGGGGGAACACTAGAGAACCCTCCCGATGAGCGGCTGCATGACGCGCGGGGTTTCGGCGCCGATCCTGCGGTCGCGTTCGCGCGCGAGCTCGGCCAGGGTCCGCTTGATCTCGGGCAGGTCCGCCCGGACCACCTCGCGCCCGGAAACCGTGTAGCTCTTGCCGAGGGACACGGCCGAAAGGGCTTCTTTCCAGAAGCCGATCTGCTCTTCGATTTCAGCGTCAGTGTAGGCCGCGAGGTATTCCGACATGGCCGCGAGAATACGCGGCGGGGACAGGCGAAGTCATTGGACAGGAAAGCACGCTGCGGACATCTACGGACGGAAAGTGAGAAGAGGGCGGGAATCTCACCCTAGCCCGGCTTCTTTTTTCCTCGTGTAACTGTTGCGCTCCCGGTAGGCGTCGACATCGGACTGAGGCACGCGCACGGATGCGCCGACGAAGTAGGCGTTGGGGAACTCACCGCGGCCGAGCAGCACATAGAACGTCGAGCGCGAGCAGCCGAGCGCGTGGCAGACCTGGCGCTGGTTGCGCCCTGGCCCGAAACTCACCGAAGCATCGCTCTTGGTCGCCGTCATGTTCACCTCGCTTGCTTCTCACCGCCAGGAGGGCGGGCGGCGGTCAAAGCCGCCAATGTCCGGGCCGCCGGGACCGTCGCCGGTGGTCATGCCCGGCGCGACAGGCGGGCCGGATGCCTCCGCGCTGCGGCGCATGGATTCGGCCATGACCGCGAGCGTCGGCGACCACTGGAAATGCGTCATGGCCAGATGCATCACGAGGCAGTCGAGCCAGTGGTTGTCCTTGCTGACCCGCTTCCAGACCTCCTTGCCCTTTTCCCACTGCTTGCGCTCGGCCATGAGCTGGCGGAGATACTGCTCGGTGACGCTGCCGTGGAAGCGCAGGCTGTCCGCGCCCTCTTCGCCGGAGAGCCGCCACATGGCCTCGCTCTTGAACGCGTCCGTGTCCAGGTGATAGAGGCGCAGGCCGCCCTTCATGACCGAGCCGTCCGGGTACTTCTGGAGCTGGCTCCAATGCACATGCACGCCCGGCCGCTGGTAGCTCATGCCCTTGGTGCCGAACACCTTGCCCGGCGGAAGGGACAGGATCCAGCGGTAGACCTGCATGGTGCGCGACGGCTCCAGCGGGGCCTCGCGCGTGCCGCCGGTGTCGATGGCGGCGCGCCAGATGCCCAGGCTGTCGGGGCTCCCCTCGCGCTGATACCGGGCATGCAAGATCAGCAGGGCCAACTCCGCGAAGGTGCCGGCGCGGCCGAAGTCCACAAGCCACTCCTCGCGCGGGTTCAGGGCATGCGCGTAGACCGACCACCAGAAATGGTCCTGCTGCGTGTCCGCGGCGAAGGTGAGGGCGAGAGCGCGGTCCGGCACGGTCTGCGCGGCGCGGCCATGGTCCACCAAACGGTGCAGCGCGTCTTCGTCGGCCGCGGCCGTGACCTGGCAATAGGGCACGGCCTTGTGGCTGTTGTCGAACCACATCAACCCCTTCGGCCCCTCGCGCTGGGCTTTGAAGTACTGCGCCATGACCTTGGACAGGCTCATGCTCTGCGCGATCCAGGACGGCAGGTGGAAGCCCACAACGGTGGCTCCGGGCGCTTCGCGGTCCGGCCGCCAGTGTCCGGCGGCCACGGCCCGGTTCTTCACGTAGTCGTTCCACTGGTACTGGCAGTGCGCGCAGACGTAGCGGGCGAGCCGCTTGTCCAGGATCTCCTTGGCGTCACGCACGCCCTCGGGCACGCGGATGTTCTCCAGCTCCATGAGCTGCGCCGCGCCGCAGGCCGGGCACACCGCCCACCAGTCATAGATCGCCTGCGCCTCTGCGTGCATGTCGCGCCAGATGGTCGACTGCCCTTCGGTGCCGCGCGGCTTGGAGAAGCGCATGATCTTGTGCGTGTGCTCGAAGGCGAGCACGCGTTCCTGCAAGGTGGCCACAGCGCCCTTGTCCGCGTAGGCGTCCTCCTCGTCGATGAGCAGCGTCTCCAGGGAGTTCGAGGACATGCGCGACTCCGATCCCGTCCACAGGCCGTGCACGATGGAGCCGTTGCGAAGTTGCAGGCTGGACTTCTGTTCGGCGTAGCGGTCGGTGGACAGCAGTTCGCGCAGCGGGGCCGTGGCCCGGAAGTGCGGAATGATGCGCTCACGGAAGATGCGCTCCACCGCGTCCTGATCCGGCATGGCTATGCCCAGGGGGCCGGGCTTGCGACAGAGGCGCGCGAAGCCGCAGGCGTAGGCGATGGTTGTTTTCGTGGTGCCCTGGCTCGGGGCAACGAGGAACAGCTTGCGGATCTCGGGGCGGTCCCAGGCGTCCATGACTCCCTTGGCGTAGGGCGCGGTGTCCGGGTCCCAAAGCCGGCCGGCCTGGGGCCCGACGGCGAGGCGGAAGTTTCGGCGCGTCCACTCGTAGGTGCTTTCCCACTCGCGCAGGCGCAACACGTCGATCTCGCCCGGGAACCAAACAAGCGGAGCCTCGAGGCCTATCACCGGACGGCCCTCCTGCTCACGACAAACGCGCCGGCCAGTGCGCCGGCCAGCGCCTCATCCGCCCCGACGAGCTGGCAGGCCTCGCGGCAGGCGTTCTGCTCGGCAAGCTCCCGGAAGTAGGCCCACTCGCGCATGCGGTCGCTCATCTCCTGGGTGAGCCATGCCCCGGTGGCGTAGTCGTTCAACGCCTTGGACAGCTCATCCACGAAGAGCGAGACGAACGCGGGTACGCGGGAAAGCTGGTGGGCCACCAGATCGGAGGCCTTCGTCGGGTCTCCGCCGGCCAGCATGACCATCCTGGCCGCTTGCTCCGGATCGGCCCCGAAGAGCGCCGCCACGGACTCGCCGATCTTGGAGGCCCAGCCCTCGAGGCCGAGGCGGAAAGCCTGGGCCCTGGCGGCCAACTCACGCTCGGCGATCTCGGCCGGGAACAGCGCGCGTTCCGATTTGGCCAGCTCGATGTCCAGCAGCCGGCCGCGTTTCTCCTTGAGCGCGACGTCGGCGTCCAGGCGGCGCGCCGTGGGGCCCAGGCTCGCCCCGGCGTCGGCCTCTTGCGCCGGGCTGGCGTTCTGTTTCTCCAGGCGCTTGGCGGCGATGTACGCCCTGACCGTGCGCAGCGATATCTTGCCCTTGCGCTTGGGCAGCAGCCCCTTGTCCGCATACACCGTGGACTGCGCGATTTTGTAGCCCTCGGCGATCAGGTACTTGTGCACGTCGAGGAGGTTCTTGAACGAAAGCCCGCCGCCGCTGTCCAGGCCATGCTTTACCTCGAACTCGGCCAGCATCCGCTCGGCCGTTTGCATGGCGTCGAGGTTCGACTTCGAGGCCTTATCGAGGACGGCCCGTTTGGCGTTTTCACGCGCCTGAGCGAGCACGGCAAGCTGCGTGGCGTCCGATTCGGACAGGGCCTTGATGAGATCGTCGCGTTTCATCGGCAAAAAAAATCAGCCCAACAGCGTGGGGTATGCGGTCCACTCGGGGATGAGCAGGCCGAGTTCATCCAGCACGAACCTTGCCAGCTCCCGGCGATGGCATTCCGCGGGGTTCTTCTCGTAGCAGCAGAGGATGGGCTCCGCGACCACGGCCAGCACGCCGTCCAGGGCTGCGCGCAGGGCCTCGGGGGTTGGGAAGCGTTCGCGCAACTCCCGGCGGTACCGGGCGCGCCAGTCGCCCTTGGCCCAGGGGTCGAGGGGCGCGAACTCTTCGAACTGGGGGCAGCCGCAATTCTTGGGGCATTTCCTGGCGATGCAGATCTTGCGCGCCTTGGGCGCCGGGCTTGCGAAATAGGACGTGGTGATCATGGTTTTCCTCGTGGCCGGGGGCCTCGCAGCCCCCGGCCTGTTGCCGTTCGGGTTACTGGAGGCCTTCGGTGCGCGTGGCCTCCTCGGAGGTCACATCATCTTCGTCACCAACACCATCTTCCGCTTCGCCGCACAGCGACTCTTCCTGCTCGGAGTCCGGCTCCGCAGCGGTCTGGACGCTGAACTCCTCTTCCATCCAGTCCGGCCTGGGGGAATGTGTTTCCTCGCCGCCGAGCGCGGGCATGGTCAGGCCGACGAAGGTGGGAAAGGCCGAGTTGCGCACCACTACCGGGCCCTCGGGCTTGGTGGGGTGGAGGCGCAGGCGGTTGCCCTGGGCGCCCTGGAAGTTGAACAGGTCAAGGCTCTCGGGCTTGTACAGGGGCGAGACGGCCGTGTCGGCGTCCGCCTCGGCCTGTTCCACCGCCTTGGCCAGGATGCCGCGCCAGTTGGGAAACACGCCGCCCTGGAGCACGGGCTCTGGTTCGATGTAGTAGGTGCGGCCGGCGTTGCCCTCGACCGTCGCCTTGTCGCCGTCGAGCACCACGCGGCGCGGGCCGAAGTCCCCGTACTTGCCCTTGCACTGGCGGGCCAGCTCCTTGGTCACGCGCAGGTTGAACGGCTCCTCGCAGTAGGCCTCGGGGTCGTGGAACACGCCCATCGCGCTCATCCCCATCGCCACCAGGAACACTCCGCCCTGCGGAGCGGGCTCGACGCGGAGGCAGTTCGCGGGCGGCAGGTCGCCGGTGGCGAAGGGGGCCAGCAGCTGCACGAACTCCGCGCGCAGGCTGATGAGCCGGCCGGTGAAACGGAACTCCTCCTCAGGCAACATGAAGGTAAGCACGGGCTCGCCATAGTCGCCGCGGCCGCGCACGGCCTTGAGCGCGATCTCGGCCGGCTGGCCGTTGTTGTTCAGAAAGGCGCGGAACACGAGGGTGGAAGCCCCCTCCTCCTCGGCCGTGGCCAGCGCCGGGAGCTTGCCGCTCTCGTGCAGCCGGTAGGCCCAGGCCACATCCCGCAGGAAGTTCAGGCCGCGGCCTTCTTCACTTCCGAGCGCGGACAGCTTTTCGTCCGCCGCGCTGGAAATGGCCACTTCG